TTTAACCACATAATTCCACTTTCTAACTCGTTTAGTCCAGTAGTATCTTGATTGCTTGTGCTTGTCTGCTCGTAAACTGAATATGAATATTGTCCTTTAGGTTTACTAGAAAAGTATTTATCTACCTTGATAGAAAACTTATTATATCTTTCTTTATGCGTAGATACGTCTGCAGCATTAAGCAACACAAACTTTACATCGTTATTAGTAGACCTATTTTTAAATACAAATAGATAATTAGGATTCGTTAACGTCTGCTTTTCCGTTAAGGTTAAATAGATATACTGCGTTACTCCTTTCGTTAATTGTATCATTCTTATATAAATGCTGAAAGGAAAGGTATTTAACAAAAAAAACCCCCTGCACTTGCAAGGGGTAATATACTAAACCAACTGCTTACTAACTTAATAGACCAGTAATGATTGAAGATTGAACTTCTGGAGCAAGAGCAGGTTCTTTACCTGTAAAGGTTAAAGTATATCCGCTTCTATCTCCCATTGCAGTACCAGAGCCAGAATTACCAGCGGTAATATCCAAACCTCTAGATTGACCTAAATACCAATACTTTCCGTTGTTATCTTTTGCGATAGCTAATAAAAGGTTTTGTGCAAGAAGCAAAATCTCATTGCGAGTGTTTGCTTGAAGTTTGTTAAGGATAACAGTTAATTCTTGCTGATAGAAAATAGAACCATTCTCTACAGAAGCATTGATATTCTCAACAAAGCTAGAAGTTTCTTTTACAAGTTCATACTTGTAGAACTTCTTACCAGCCGCCTTTGTAATAGCTGTGATAACTCCAGAAGCCTCTGTTGTTGCGGTTACGTCTTGCTTAGCAATGAACAACACTTCAGTTATACCACCGAGTGAATCTTTGCAATCTAGAACATAACCTTGTGTTAAAGCACAAGCCATAATTAATTATTTATAAAGTTAAAAAATAGGGGGATATTTCACCCCCTATATTATTAGTATGCGAACTTAACCACCTCGTCTGGGAAAGCGATGTTAACACCCATCTTAAACTCACTTACGAAACGTACTTGGTCTGCTTCTTTTGCGTAGAAGATTTCAAATTTTTCTTCTTCGTTAAGAAGGTCTGTACCCAAGAACAAGTTAGACAATCTCATTGCATAAATCTTGTTAGTTCCGTTCAAGCCTTGAACCGCTACAACTTTAATAGTAGTGCCGGGCAGGATAAACTCGTTATCAGCCTTAACGTCTACTGTGTAGTGGAACATATTAGCATTCTTCAAAGCGATTGTGTAAGTTCTGAAAGTGTCCATACCGCAGAAGATATGTACATCATCTTCAGAAACAATCTGTGCAGGGATAGCCTTGTAGATACCATCAAAGATAGAAACTACGTTACCTGCAGAAATGCTAGACAAAGGAGCACCAGAGATATAAGTAGAAGTGTTAGCATCTACAACACCAGAAGCAGCACCTACCAACTTAACCAAACCATCAAACTTATTCAAGTTTACGTTTACGCTAGTTGTATCACCTTGCCACAAAGCAATCTCAAGTTGAGAAGCAATACGCTTAGCTTTCTTGTCTGTGAACTCTTGCTCAAAAGGAATTGAATCGTACATTGAACCAGTAGGCAAAGCCTTCTGAAGGTACTTAGCTTCCAAATCTTTAGGGCAAAGAGCCTCGTTTACTTTGATTTTACCTACAGTCACAGTTCTTTGTGTGAAAGAAGTAGAACCAGAAGCGTTAAAACCACATGAGCCACCAGCTTGGAAAACTGCGTCTGTGTCCATGATGTTAATGGTTTCAGAAGATTTAACTCCGACCATAACGTTACCTGCACTCTTAATTAAAGAGGCAGTCTTAGCACCGAGAACCGAACTTGTTACAAGTAGGGCTTCGTTCTGTTCTGTGTAGTCTGCGAGTGCAGAAACATTAAATGCCATTTTTCTTAGTTTTTATTGTTTAAAATTGCGTTGCGATATTTAGCTAGTCTATCAAACTTGATGTCTTTAGTAGATTCAAATTTAAAAGACTGGGTTTTTTCCATTGGGTCTGCTTGTGGTACTTTAGCGATTTCTTCAATCAACTCAATTACCTGTGCAAATCCTTGTGCTGCCTTCTTTTCAAATTCAGCAAGTTTTTCTTTTAGTTCTTTATTTTCCATTTCCAAAGCAGAAAGTTTAGCTTCTACTTCTTCCATCTTTTCATCTTTAGCAGCTTCTACTTCAATCTCTACTGGTTCTTCTTCTACTTTAATTTCCATGATTTTACCGCTTTCGGTTTCAATCACTTGACCATCTGCAAGTTTATGTTCACCATCTGGAGCAGGAGTACCATCTTCAAGAACAACCTCACCACCTACTTCTAGAGATGAAATCATTACTTTAGTACCATCTTCTAAAACGTATTCAGCCATCTCTACTTTCACTTCTTCTTCCTTCTCTGGCATTGGCTCTGGCATATCTTCAAATAATGCCCTAATCTTTAAAATTGCTTCTTTCGGATTCATATTACTATATGTTTAATTGATTAAATAGTTATCACTTAACCTCTGCTAATATTTTCTTTATCTCTTCGTAAATCCTATCTTCTTTCTTTTCAGCCTTTGCATATTCAAACACTCCCTCTACTGAAAATCCTCTGATGTTACCTTTCTTAACCTCATTCCACGCGTAATCATTGTCTACTTTCATAGAACCAAACCATGAACCATCTGGGGCATCCTCAAAACCTTTCATCGGCATTACACCTCTTTCCTTATCACTTATAAAAGATTCAAATAAATAAACATCTTTTAATTTCTCGTCTTGATTATGCTGGATATTAACATTAGCTTGATACCCTTTCTTAAAATATCTCTGTACTATTTTAAAAATAGTTTCCTTAGAGAAAACAACGTAATAATCACCATGAGAAACATCACTCCTAAAAATTGGAGTATCTGCCAACATAATAGCACCAGAAATAACACGCTTTTCCTCATCTGTGTTAAACTTAACTTTATGGTTAAAAGCGTTCCATTCTTTTTGTATAGCTGGTCTATCTACAAGAGAAACAAAGGTTACCTCTGCATCGTCTTGTAAATCATCGCTTATCATTAATTCGTAAACTGGTAAATCCATAAACGTAAATGTTAGTTTTATCGGTTATTTATCACTTAGCTAAACCTTGCCCTTTGCTTTATAGCTTGTACTCTTTTCTGATTGCTAGTTATATCTGTTTCTACTACATAGGCACGAATAGCTTGGTTACCTATAGCATTTATAGTTTGAGCAGATAAGTTTGTAGTTTGCGTTTCTGCTCTTTGTGGTGATAATGGTGAAACAGAACTAGCACCTCCTCCTGTTGTTGGTGTTATAGAAGTACTAGATATACTAAGGTTTGCAGACTTAATAGCATTTTTTGCCTTTAACATATTTGCTAAAACTGCTGCACTTCTAGTAGCTAAATCTAAAAAATAAGATACCCCTGTTAGGTTAGCTGGGTTAGTTGAAACCTGCCTAACTATACCAGCAATAGCTACTCCTGTATCAATAGCTATATTAAACAAGGCTAAGTTTCTATCTTGTATTGCCCTCTTTTTTGCAAGTTCTGTTGATTGTTGGTTGAATTGTTCTTGGTTAATTAATCCAGCATCTAAATTTTGTTTTAATACTTGTTGCTGAAATTCTATACCCCTACTAGCTTCTCCTATTATTCCTAATAAAGCATCTTTGTATTTTAATGAATTATCTAGAATAGAATTAAACTCATCTTGCTGAACCGTTCTCCTTTCTAGTGTTAATGCTTTACTTTTATCTGTGTAATCTTTTTCACTTATTAATCTATCTGAATACGCTTTGGTTAATGTAGCCTGTTCTGAATCTATTGCAGCTATTTTAACGCTAGTATCAACTTCTCTTTCTTGCCTTAGTTTTTGATTAGTTTCTATTTCTTTATTAAGTCTAGCTAATTGTAACTGATTCTCTAATGCTTCTCCTTGAATACCTAACTCGTTCTTTTTCTGGCTAAATGCTATTTCTGCTTCTGCTCTTGCAGTAGTTCCTGCCTTTGTGTTATTTATGTTATTCTGTAACCTTTTTAATTCAAGGTCACTTTCTTCCGCTAGTATCTTTTTCTTTACTTCTAGCTTTTGTATTTCATCCTTTATAAGTTCTGCAGTAGCTTTTTCTCTATCTAAAGTTAATTTATTTTCATTCTCTGCTAAAGATTTAGTTATATCTATTTGTTCTTTTAATAGTGCGTTTCTATTTGTTAGACCTTCAGAAGCAAAAGCAGTATATTTTTCTTCTATATCTGCTCTTTCTCCTGCAAGTGAAATTAATTGTGCTTGTAGTTCTTTATTGGTTCCGTTTAAAGCAATCTCTGCATTTATTTTATTAGCCTTAATTCCTAGCAAGGCTATCTCTTGCTTTTGTCCAGATTCTAAAACCTTTAACAAAGCATCATTAGCAGCTATCCTTTCCTCTATTGCTAGTGTTTCATCATCTCTTTTTTGTCTTAATTTTTCTGCTGCTATCTCTGTCTGCTTAATTGTATTAAGCATTCTTGCCTCTGCTAAAACTGCATTATTTGTAGCATTAGTTAAGTCTTGTGCTTGTTTTAATTTTTTAGTAAAGTATTGACCTGCAACATCTGTTAGTTCAGATAAGGCTTCTGTTGTTTTATCAAAAGCATTATCTACACCAGTTGCAACGTCTACCATTTCTTTAGCAAACAACTTAGCAGATTCTCCTGCTGCATCAAAATCTCCAGTAAATACATTCTTAATAATATCACCTAAAAACCCAAATGCTTTAATAGCAGAATTAACTCTTTCTATTAAGTTATCTTTAATTGCAGTAGCTAATTCCTCTACATACTTGGTAGGATTTTCAAATACGTCTTTAAAAAAGTCTGTAACTTTTCCAGCATTACCAACTAGGAAAGATACTAGGTCTGAAAATACACCAGTTAGAAAATTAACAGATGTACTAACAAAGTCTACTACTTTTTGATTCTTGCCTAATATCTGTGTAAAGAACTCAAAGCCCTTTGATACAATACTAACTACACCTAATGTTTTTAATGTAGAGCCAATAGAAGAAAAAGCACCAGCAGTAGCCTTAGCGTTCTTCTGTGCTTGTTGAGTAGTTTTGCTAGTCTTATTTAAACTGTCATTTAAATTATCAACATTATCTACCGCTTCGTCAGTATTTACGTTTACTTTATAATTTAATTGTTCACTCATTTATCAATTACTTTTAATAGTTCTATTTTGGTAGTTGTGTAGTTAATAGGGTTATAGCTATCTACTATGTTTAGTCTATATAGTACGTTATCTATATAAACTAACTTTGAGAAGTCTAGGCTCTGAATATCATAGGAATTTAGAAGAACATTACAAGCAAGTAATTTACTATCCTTGTCTGTTATCTCTGCCATATATCCAGAATAGTAGGCATTGAATAAGTTAGTAGTTGGATAAGTACTAGCCGTAAAGTATATCTCCTTAGGAGCACCAAAGCACAAATCTTGTGTAGGTTCATAAGGGTCATCTAAATGTCCAGCATAACCATAACTTGTAAGGCTAGTTCCTACGTTTGCAAAGTTGCTCTGTATGTTATAGCCTAGAACACTAGTTATCTTTTTAGCTTGTAAGATTCTTATTACGGAATCCATAGGGTCTTCAGTAGTACCAGAAGAACTTAACTTATATATAGCTGAATAGATTTTATCTGTTCCTACAAAGTTATATAAGGTCGTTCCTGCAAATATTACTTCTTCACTTTCCGTATCTTTTACAAAGTCAAACTCTGTATCAAAAATAAAATCACCATAGCCTTCATTATATTTCTTTCTATAATTCTCTGCATAGTAATCGTTATCCTGCTTGTACTTGAATTGATAGTACCTAGCCTTTATTTCACTCATTGGCTTAATAGACCAAGTATTTTCTCTGTCTACCTTATTAGTCCAATCTTGTATAGTACTACTATAAAAGTCAATATATGGCTTTATAATTAGCTTCTTCTCATCAAATGGGTCGTCATAAACATACAAGTTAAATAGCTTACAAATGCTTATAAAGAAATCCCTTTGAAATATACCTTTAGGAATACAATAATTAATATCTAATTGCTCATTATAAAGCACAGGTATCTCTGTTGATACTGAACTTGTTAAATTCATATAACCTCCAGAAGTTACTTGATATTGAGTAACATTACTGCTAATCAACACAGATATTTGTTGACTATTAGTTAATATAATATTCTCTACACTTAAATCTAAACTATAGGTTATAGAACTATTAGGTACATAAAGATTTATAGTTTTAATTGGAGAACCTGCTTGATTCAATGTTATTGTTACTGCAGTTGGTATTGGTGCTAAAAATTTTATATTTAGCCTACATGATATATCTGTAGAAATTGTAGTACCTGTATATGTTAAGGGATTAGTACCTGTAAATAGACCGCTTGTTACAACACTCAAAGGAGGAAATAAACTTGCAGTATAAGTTCCTGCAGTAAAGTTACCTGTAAATAAATTGTTACTTAACCTATTTACTATTCTCTGGTTATTTGGAATAACAAGCCTATTGAATAAAGCAGTATTTAATATCGGGAAATCCCATGTGTAACCGCTATCATCTTTTATTTTGGTTAGTATTTCTTTAACATAAATAGCAGGTCTAAAAGCCTTATAATCAAAATCCTTTTTTTCTCTACCTGCAACCAATGAAGAAACTCTACCATAATCTATTAAAGGAAAGAACACTCCAGAACCGCTAATGTTATCCCAGCTATTAGTTATGTTTGTAAAATTCCAAGCAGTATTATAAGCAGAAAAATCTAATTCTTCTAGTTTCTTATTACCTAGTGCAGACATAAAACCGCCTAAATCACCGACAACCGAACATTCATAAAACAAAGCAGAGCCCTCTTGTATAATTTCTAAGATTCGTAAAGCACCTTTAAAAATCTGTATGCCATCAATAAATATTCTGCATTGTGCATTCTTACTAGCGTTATAGTTAACCCCTACATTTGGAGCATTTTCGCTACTAAAGTTAGCATTGTTTAAATCAAATATATTACCAAAGATTGCGTTATTGTTTGCGTTACCTGCTACCCTTATAGTCTTTGAATAGCTAGTATTCTTTGCCCCAAAGTCGTTAATATCGTCTATCGTATATGTGAAGTCTGTATCAACATCGTCTGTTAAATCTAGCCTCTGATTTTCTATGTATATTTCAGTCCTCATCTAAACTGGCTATTTATTTTTTTCGGTATCTCTGCTTCTATCTCTAGGTTAAATACTTTGTCTACGTTCAATAGTTTGTACTCATGATTGTTGGTTGTTATGTACAGAGGTATGTACATATTCTGAATGTCTAAGTAAACTATTGAACTATTAACAAGCTGACCTAACCAAGCATAATCTATCTGGTTAACCCAATCACTCTTTAAACTTATTTTATTGTTTTGCGAAATGCTAAACGCTACCTTAGTTTCATTGTACTTATTGTAAGTATCATAAGTACGCATCGCCCCACTAGTTCTCTGCCAGTCTGCTCGTCTATAAAACTGCTTCTCATTACTTACGGAGTTTCTGTTGACAAGACCGAAAAAGAAACTATCATATCCTCCCAAGCGGTTGAGGAAGTGTACACTATTTCCACCATTTTTGGAGCAGTCATGGTAGATTCGTAATACCCTTGAATTTCCAACTCCATTAGTAATATAGAACTCATAAGCATAAGTATTTTCTGTAATTAAAGTTGAACCTGCCCATGTATTAATAGCGGATGCAGACAAGTTAAACATATTAAAGCTACCAGACAAACTGATAGAAGCGTTATGACTAGCTACTATATTCCCTCCGCTATCTAGCGTTCTTACATAAGCCGTTTCACTTAATCCTTCGTATCTGTAATAGCTGATAAAGAACTTATTGCCGTATTTGTTTTGAGCATTAGTTAAATCCCTTTCAGTCAGAAAATCGTCTGTATATTTATCTAAAGCTATATTATAAACATTGGCTAGGGTTACAGAACCGCTAGAATATAAATCAGAATATAAAGGATAGTAGAAGTTCTTAGCTGAATAACTAGCTGAAGCGTCTGGAAGTACATTAATACCTCCGCTAACTTCTTCTCTTATTTGTAACTGATAGGCAACTGCCCACTTGTCGTTAGATTCTACCAAAATGGATGAACCAGAAGGCTCAAAGTAATTAGTAATGTAATTACGGACAATAGGTGCAGTATTAAAATATCCGTAATTATCTGAAGGGTTAGGGAATACCTTTGACCTTGATACTGTACTTCCACCTATTACAATGTCAAATACAAACTTAAAGTTAGTTGTACCTGCATTAGTAGAACTCGCAGTTACCCATATATCGTCATTTAATGTACTATCCGAAGGCGGACTAGTTACTATTGTTATTGCCATATTGTCTTATTTGTAAAATAATGTCACCGCCTAGAGCAACACTCAAAGCGTCTTTAAAATCCTTAGTAAAGTTTTCTTGTATTGCCCTATCAAAATAATAGGTAGCTTTAATACCATCCCTTTTGATGGCAGACGAAATAGCGTAAGCTAACCTTTTCTTATTAGTAGCTTCGTCTATTGCAGTAGCTAATTTCCTGCGTTTCTTTTGTACTCCAGATAAATCTACCCTATCAGTTCTAACCGACTTCCTAGCCTTATTTAGCCATGAGAAGATAGAAGCAGCCATCTTCCTATTCGGGAACTTAGACTTGAATCTATAATCCCCAGAGTTCTTTTTAGGCTTTGCGTTCTTTCCTCCTACACCAGCAACACCCTTATTAACAAAGTCGTAATACTCCATTTGTTTAGAGCCAATAGGGTAACCTACGCTTAATGTAAATCCATTAGCACTAGATGAAACTTGTGGTGCAGATACGTCAACTAAACCGCCAGAACTTATAGCATTAGCTTTTTCTAGGTTTTTTCTTATAGTATCGTTAAAATTAAAACCTGCTCTTATTAGGATTTCTTCTATTATAGGGAACTGCTGCTGGAAAGTTAAAGCCTTATTACCTTGTTCATCAATGCCTCTAGCAGCCGTATTGTATTGGCTGCTAAACCTTCTTAGAAATTCATCCCTAACAAATTGTGCTTGTTGCTTGTTCACCCTTATAAATGCACAAAAAAAAAGAGATTATCTAAGATAATCCCTGTAGGCTTTCAAATAGGACAAGGCATTTAAATACTCTATGGCTGGTAATTGATATGCTTCGTTAAGCGTGATACGAT